GCTTTTCTGTGCCTTAATTTCAGTCAATGCTAGGTCTGCTTTGGCTTTTTTAGTCTCAACAAAGCCTTTAACTGCATTTCCAACTAAATTTGACAGTGGACCAATTAATAAATTAAACATTTTTCTTTACTCCTTTAATTTTTCCTTTGTTTATGCTTGCATAGAACACTTTTGCACCGGTTTTTTTGCCATAAGTCTTAGACATGGCCTTTTTTATCTTTTTACCCTTCTTGTTTAGTGGCATTTGCTCTTTGTAGTGCTACATCGGCACGTAAATCAGCTATATCATAGCTTTGTTTAATTTTTTTGTCGTCTAATTCTTGTTTATACTCAAATTGGTCTTCTTTTAAACCTTGATTTTGTGTTTTTAGGCTATTATTCATCTCCATTTCAGCTTGTCGCAACTGTAATTCTTGTTGTTTTAACAAAACAAGCGGATCCATTTGCATATCTTCCATAGCTTCGTTGCCTTCATTTACCATTGTCTCAGTAATTTTTAAAATTTGCTCATTTATTAAGCTGTCTCTTTTCATTTGTAGCTGTGCAACCTCCTCTTGCGGTATTTGTTCACCAAATTGTTGTCTTAATTTCTCAGCTTCTTCAACTAAAGCTTTATCAACAACCTGTGTCGCAAGTAATGATACATGTTGATTAATGTGAGAAATCAATGACATCACAATCATAGGATTATTACTAATCATTTTAGAACTCATAAAGGTTCTATGTGATTTAATATGTTGTTCATGGTTCTGTTGTGGGAAAGGTTGTAGAGGTCTGCCCATGATAACAACGCTATGTTCCATAGCAGGATCCATTGGTTGTGGTGGTTGAGGTACAGGTAATATTTTCTCAATGTCTTTGACTCCTAGTGCTGTGTACATTCTACGATATGCCTCGTAAAGGTTGTGCATCTGTGGATTAGTTTGTGCTATTTGTAATTGGTTTTGAGCTAGTGTCACTCGTTGTGACATAGAAAATATGTTTGGATCAGAGACAGGTAATATGTCTATGTTGTCGTCAAAATCTATTTGTTTAATTTCTCTTGGTCCACCAACAACATTATAAGGATATACAGGAGGCAGAGCTAATTTGAATATCTTAGCAAGTAATTCAAATTCTTTTTTCTGTGCGTAGTGTAATCTTTTATGAATAGCAGACATAACCTTAGTGCCACGTTCCATAAGTGCCATAGTTGTGCCGACGGGTGTTTGTGACTTACCTATTTCCGATAATTGCATATCAGCAACTGCAGCAAACTGCTTACCTGCTTCTACACAAAAACTTAAAAGCTGTAGTAGAATACCATCAGGTCCTTTGTAAGGTAAAGGCATTAATGCTTCACGTATAATACCATTCGGTGCGTCTACATCTCTAAACTCACCTGGTTGTAAAGGTTGATCATCATCTCGTATTCTAAGTCCTCGTGATTTAAATCCTGCAGGTAAATTAGATAACGTGCCAGCGTCTAATAATTGTCTAAGTGCAGAGGTAGCAGTTCTTGTCAAACCGCCAATCATATGTATTAAACCAAAGCCATAAAAGCCTAGTCCTGGTAAAAACTTATAATGAACAAAATAATCATTCTTTTTTCTAAGTGGATCTGTAGGGTTGTAGTTTCTGTAAATAGATAAAACTTGGTTTGAGCTTTTATCAATAGTAACAATGTAAGGTAGCTTTATACCGCTAGGTTCACCTGTTTTAGGATTTATATCCTCAAAGCCCTCAAGGTCTAAATCAACATGGGACTCATACAATTCTGCCATGTCATCCATAGCATAATTACCTGCTGACTCACCATCAATTTCATTTTTCTTTTCTTGTAGATCACTACCATTAGCTCCGTCATAGCCGACAGTATCAATGTCTAAATAAAAACCCGATACTTGTTTTTTTCTAAGGTCATTCAATGACATCTTTAAAACTTGCGTAATTCGTTCGCAGTCATCTAAATCAGAACACCCGTAAGGCACTATCACATCTTCTGCAGGTATAAACTTAGAGGTTGCTCTGCCTAATACTTCGTCGTAATAAATTTTTTTAAATGCACTACCTGCTAATGGTAATTGAAAAAGTAAAGTATCCATCTCTGGATTGTAATCTTCCATGACGTGTGTAATCTCGTAGTTCATATAATCTTTTACACGCTCTGCTGCTGTTTGTAATTCAGGTGAGTTTTGACCAATGACTTGAGTTCTGACTGGCCCATCTGCTGGTAAAAGTTCAACATAGGCCATCGCTTGAAACTGCGTGACAGCTTGTGCTAACATTGGGTGATTGACTGAGGATGCACCTCTAAATGGTCTAGTGCGCTCTTCATATTTAAATCCAAGAAGATCTAAACCTTTTGTATAGGATTGCTCCCAATCTTCTCTTGTTGATTTATCATTCTCAACTTTTTCTACAATATCATTAGCCACGGCTTGAAGATAGGACTCTTCCATAACCTCAGCTAAGTTTGAATTAAAATTAATTTCAGGTTGTTCTTGTTCAGGATTTATAACTGCAGAACCGTCATCCACTATTTCAATGTTGGCTTCTTCTCTAGGTTGATCAACATCAACCTCTTGTCCAACTTCTTCTACATCTAAATCTTCACCGCCACCAGGTCCTAGTGCCTCATTGGTTCTATCTAGTTTTGGAAAATCCGATGTAGGATTAAACTTTTCTACCATTAATAATCTCCATAAATATCAGTAATTGAAACTAACCCATCAGAAGCAATTTTACCACCATCTTTTTTACGGTACAAAAATAAAGGACCTCTAGCTTTTTCTTCGACAGGTAATTTTAATACAGGTATTTTGATCAGTGAAGGATTATATTCATCAATAATTACAGCAGCATTTTCTGCTCTATCGCCGTCACCCAAAGGCACAAGTTCGAATCCATCATCTGGTTTTGTTTTTACAAAATACTCCATGGTTTGTCCCGGCGCTATCTCTCTTCTTAGAACCACTTCATTAGGACCAAAATCTAAAGCCACTCTTTCAATTTCAGTATCTAAAAAACCTTGTAAATCATCTGCATCTACAGTTCCTCTTCCAGAAGGTTCAAAATCTTTTAACAATTCTAATTCGCCATCTACATTTTTATTAAAGAATTTTAAGCCCTTAGAGGCTTTTGATGAATCTACAATTTCTCCCTCAACGACTTGGCCACCATATTTTTTTGCTATGTTATTTAATTGTTGCACACCTATCTTATCGTATAAGTCATTAAACTTTTTACCTGCAGGACGTGTTGGATCTTTACCCCAACGTCTGTTCACTAATTCGCCTGTAAATAATCCAATATTATTAATTCCTTTGGATTGAGCATCTTTAATTGTGGCTTTTATAATCAGGTCAACATAGTCTGGTGCTTTTTTAAAAGGCACGGGTGGAAATAATTTTAAATTTTCTAGCTCATAATCTCTGGGAGGAGATGTTGATTCACTAAATTGTAATAAATCATCTGCTTGTCTTTGTGGCGGAACTCTCACACCCCCTAAAACGCTATCTGTTTCTAATGCTCTATTTAAATCTAAGAGTTGATCTCTAATTTTTAATTGTTCTTGCGATATACCAAAAATATCTTCATCAATAAATGGCATATTATCATCAAGTTTTTTTGCAAGAATGTCGTCGATTTGTTTTTGTAATTGACCTAATTGTTGTGAGTATCCTGGTATTAATTCTTGACCCGCTGCATTTGGAAAAGGTTTGACACCCTCAGATTGAATTAATAATTCTTTTGCTTGTGGAGTCAAAACACTTTCAATTGCACGTAAATCTTGCTCTCCTCTAGCTCTTTCGTAATTGTCTGCAGATGCCATTTTTCTTCTAGCTTCATCCTCTGCGTTTTCTAATCTTTTTAACAATGCTTTAATTCTTTGTTGTTCTGTTCTCAAAGATGTTAGCATATCGGTTTGTAATTCTTGTATAACTGCAGCTGTGCTTCCGTCTGCAAGTTTGTAATCTGCTACACGTGTAAAGGCTATGACATTAGGTTCTTCAAAGTGTGCACTATTGACAAAAGGCTTACCCTCACCAGGTATTTCTCCTGCTGTTACTAATACCTCTCTGTAGTTCTCGCCTGATCCATCTAAAGGCTGTGATCCTGTTTCTTTGTGTTTTGGTCTGCCTTGATTAGGCACATTGGGAGTTGGCTCTTGTTTCACCGTTACACTCAAATTACCTACAGGAGAGGTTTCATAATACTTGGCAAGTTGTTCTTTTGATACTTTTCTGCCAGGATAGTATTTTTCAAAATCAGATAGAAATTGTTCTAATCCTGAATCTCTAATTTCAGATACAGGTGCTTGATTACCTCCTAATAAAAAGTTAGCCCAGTCTTGTGGTAGTGCATTATTTGGTGCATTGGGAGATATAATTTTTTCATAGGTAAAAGATTGAAAGGGAAAGTCCTCTCTTGCCACTGTGTCTACAGTTTGATCTGCACGAGGTAATGTTGTCGGTTGACCCACATCAGTTTTATTTGCAACACCTTTTGTTTTACCAAATAAGTTAAATAGTCTTAGTGGATTAAACGCAGTTAAGTTACCAGAGTCTACTGCATTTTGAAAGAAGTCTTGTCCTTGAAAGGCAGGATCGGGTGCGAACTGTTGTTGATTAATATTTTGCAACGGATCACCGCCAATGGCCATACGCACTGGGCCACCCTTATTAAATAAATCCGTTTTATCAAAATTTATAACGGGCATACCTTTTCGAATAGGTGTTTCAAGTCCTCTTCTTTCTTTTGTTTTTGGTGGTCTTCCTAAATCTTTTTTATAAAATTTTATTTTATTTGGATTTTTAATTGCCCCATCAAAATATTTTTTCACCGCAGCCAAAGCATTGTTTGCCTCTAAGCCAGGATTAAGATTTCTTTCTTCTCCTAATAAAAGTCTCCTATCTCCAGCATTTAATCCACGTTTTCTAAGAAGTTCAATAATTTTATCATCATTCACTCTATAAAATCCTGTCATTTTTCTTTTTTTAAATGCTTTATTAAATTTTTTTATGTCATTAATTAATTTTGAAATTTTTTT